TTTCCCATTTTAATAGCCTTTCTGCCCTTTTATCATTTCTGTAATCGCCCTCTCTAAATTGTGGTTTTTCAGGTGGACAAGGTTCAAATTTTATTTTTTCTTTTTTTGTTTGTTGAACTTCTGGTTGTTCTGGTTGTATATCTTTTGATTCTTGACTCTGTGGAGCTAGAGGAGCTGTGTAAATAAAATTGCTAGGATTATATTCCAATGGTTCAAAACTAGGTATATCAAACGTACCACAGGCTTGATATGTACCTTTTTCATCTTCTCCTATCAGGCTAGGCAAATTATTTCTATGAGCATCAACACAAGCTGGAATGTCTACAACAGGTTTAAGAATGACATCTAATGTGGGTCTATAAACTTCCCATCTGCGTATTTTTGGAATATTAATTTTTTTTATTTGTATTAGTGGTATGTCAATCTTCGGTATTTCCATCTTCAATATTACCTATAGAAATAGACCAATTATCGTCCCCAAACTTACCAACTTCTTTAATTTGTGGTTTTTTTTGTTTTTTATCTAGTTCCTCGTGATACTTTTTTATTTCGTTGTCTATTTCTAAATTAAATTTTTGCATACGCAGCCAGTGAACAAGCTTATCAATATAATATTTAATTAATTTTTTTATAAATCCAAAAACCATTATTTTTTAGGGTTTATATATTCTGGAACTGTTGGCCCTGTCATATTAGGCAAAGCATTGTCTAATACTTTTGGCATCATGCCCTGTACATTATCAAGCACCTCATTCATAACTCTTGCTTTGAACTGTTCAGAGGTAACAAATCTGTAAGCGTAATATGAACCGCCCAACATTGACAAGGTAAGAAAAAGCGACAACAATGAAGCTATCTGACAAATTTTTTGAAACATATGTGGAAAGAAGCGTTTATAAAGGCATTAGCACCAATAAGTTTAATGGTGCTGTTTCTGATTGTTGGTTTAGCTCCACTTTATCTAATTGGTGGAATAATGACTAAACAGATGCACGAAAAGGTTAATTAACTGTTTCTATAGTAAATTCTTTTATTTCTTCTTGTCCTTCAAGTTCTTTTATTCTTTCAGCACAAGAAAAAGCTTTCATCTTAAAAGATTGTTTTGCAACATTAAGCTCTTTTATTTTGTCTTGAATTTTATTAAATTCATCAACTGCAACTTGCATTTCAAGTTTTAGTTGGTCAATTCGTTTTTGATTTTTCATAATAATTAAGGTATTTTTTCTTCTATTAGTTTAGCTTTGTAAGCAGTTTTTACATCATCAGTCCATACTAAATTGCATATATTTTTTACTTTATCTGGTATTGCAGTAACACCATCAGGTTCTTTTTCTAATGGGTTATCAACAAAATTATCAGAAGCATCTAACGTACCAGCGTTAAGTACATATCTTTCAAAAGATTTTGTTAGTTCTTTTCCATCTTTTTTAATGACAGTTGCTTTACGGACTTGCACCGATTCATATTGACCAATAATTTCAATTTTGTCGTATTCGATTGATTCTGTAAGTGCCATTAGGATTAATCTCCGATTAAAACAGGTTTAGGCTTAGTTTAAACACTTAGCACGGTCTTATCAAGCTGTTTCATAAGTAAGGGCAAATTTTAAATTACCACTTGTGTTACATTGTGAATAAGCTAAATTTGCAGAACCTCTAAGTAAAGCAGCTAAACTAGTAGTCATATTAACATTTGTAAAGCCTTCAAGACCAGACTGAGAGATAAGTGAAACATCACTACCAAATTCAAAAAGAGCCGCATTATGAGTTGCAGCGGGCGTAAAAGGCAAGGCTCCAATAGCTATTGCAGAAGCATCTGAAGTGTCTAAACCAGAAGCTACAAATAATTCTCCTGTTAAATAAACAAATCTGCCTATCTTTGTATATTTTCCTGCTCGTGAGGTATAAGTAGGTGCATTTACATTTTGAAAAGTAGGAACCCATGTTCCTTCTTCATAGTCGTCTAATAATTGATCACTTCCTGAATCAGCAGTATCAAATTGAACGCCACGACCAGTAGTTCCAACAACAAAATTTCCAGTATTTGCTTTTACTGCTCCATCATTACCAACTGTTAAACGTGCTCCTGCTACCCCATCATTATGAGTAACAACTTGTAATTCTCCATCCTCTGAACCATCTGTAACATCAGTTGATCTGACCATCATATAAGCATAAGTATGATCATCATTATTACTATTTTTCCCTTTAAATTGAATTATACCAATTTGATCATTGTCTGCTGGAGATGACGTATTATGATAAAACTCCAAATAAGCCGCATCAGCACCAGTAAGTTGTGTTTCTAATTTTAAAAGTCCAAAAGTACTACTTTTTATGTGTAGTTTATAATTAGAATCACCAGAATTTGAACCAATAAGAACATTATCATCACCAGCATTTACATAAAATAAATTTTGATCACCGTCGCCTTCAATTCTAAAATCTACATCTGCACCATCTTCATTAAATATTGTTGTAGCTCCTAATTCCATCCTCTCAACACCAGCAGTTGCTACGTTAAAAGTATCAGCAGCAGAACTGTAAATTCCTGTGTTGAGGTCGTCCCTGAAGGCCAGTGCAGGAGTTCCGACAGCACCATCCTCAAGAGTTAAGGTTCCGTCAAGTTGAAAAAGTTCTATCCAAGCATTGTTGGCAGAATTTCGTATTTTTAAAACACCTGCCGAAGTATCAGCCCACCATTGATAAGCATATGTAGTTGCTGGACTAGAAGAGTTTGAATTATTACTAACGATTGCTGCAAGGGCATTATTTAAATCTGTACGAAAAGCCGCACCAGAGGCATTATCAAGTACATAATCATGTGTTGCCATTACCTAATCCTTTTATTTAATTATATATTAGTTGATAACTTAAATATAAACATATTTACCCACCTTTACCAAACCCTATTGCTGTATATTTAAAACTTAAATCTTTAAAGTTATTACTGCTGTCTCTTGTTTCTATAACAAACTGTGTGCCTGTAACAGATGTTATTTTGAAATAATCACCTGATACCGCACCTTCAAGCGTTATTCCTATCGTTGGCAAAAATGCTGTAGTTGATCCTCCAAGAGAACTAGTGCCTGTAAAAAACGGATCACCAAATGTAACTGTTTTAGCTGAACTATTTGTTGCACAAGCACTAGCGATTGCTGTATTTACTGTTTCTGTTCTACGTTTTACACTTGCTTCAAATCCAAGTTCCTCAATTTTAATATTTTGTGCAGGGTCGTCTGATGAAAGTTCTGCCTTAAATTTAAATCCTCTTCCTTTATATTCACCGTTGGCAAACGTATTGAATTGCGTGAAGTTTGCTCCATAAGTACAAGATGTTCCACTTGAAATTGTTGCACTTGTAGCTGAAGAAACAGTAAAAGAATTTGCATCAGGAACAGTTTGTATTTCATAATTACCATCAGTTGCACTACCAGCAGTAAAATCTATTACAACAAAATCACCTACAGAATACCCATGCGAGGTTTTAGTAATAGTAATAGTAGTGCCGCTTTGTCCATAAGTAGCCGAAACTGAAGTTGCTGGGTCAATATCAGTTGTAGCAACTAATAATTTTGCATTAACATCTTCTGCTTTGGTTCCATCAAATTCAGTCCATGTGTCGATATTTGCGGTTCTTGAATCAATAAGATCATTAGGTAAAATTCCAAAAGTAAGAAATCTTCTTTTTAAAGTTAAATTAAATATTGCTGCCAGATCAACTTTATTTTGAAATTCATAAGAACCACTTGAATTAATAGGGCCAGCAAAATCAATATTTGATAAATCGTCAATGTCTTGTGTCACATCATCTATCAATAATGTTCCATCAAGTAACAAACCGTCTAAACCAGAGTCGTAAAATGTATTTACTTTATTTCCTTGAAAAGGTGGTGAATCTGTATCCTCTCTTTCTGTAAGAATGATTTGATTTGGCTGTGGATCTGGCTCTGTAACAATTACTCTTGCAGCATTTTCAGATTTACGACCACCATCATCAATAAATTTAATACTGTAAGTCCCTGTCAAAGCTGGAACTAATGTCTCTGTTACACTTCCAGAAAGTTTTTGTATGATTTCTGATGAATTTTCAAATGTAGCTGTTGTTTTGTCAACAGAGGGAGTATGCCTTACTGATATTGTGCCACCATGCAAAACGTCAACATCAGTTGAAGGGTCAAAACGTAGTCGTACAAACTGATCTGAAACAGGCTCTAGCGTTAATCCTGTAGGGTCTGCTGGTAAAGCTGTCTTACCAACAGCAGTGAAAGTAAATGTTGAAGTATCTGAACTTAATACTCCTAATGTGTTGTAAGATTTTACTGCAAATTTATATGTTCCTAATGTTGATTCAAATAATTCAAAACTTGGCCTAGCAACTCTTAGTCTTTCGGGATTATTATTTTCAAATTGAAACTCAACTAAATATTCTTTAACACCCTTAATTGGTTCCCATGTTATAAATATTTTTGAAACGGCTCTATTGTTTAAAACAACAATTTCTTCTGTAGCTGTTAAGTTGCTTGGTGCTGATACCTCATTTATCAAGGTTGTGATTGTTTTTGGATTAAATGCAACTGTTGTATCTTCTACTTGTCCATATTTATTTGTGTCATGAATGACAGCAGTAATTGTATATTCACAATGGTTTTTTTCTTCTACACCGACAACTTTAAAAATTTGTAATTGTGTTGCTGAACTTTCGATTGCATAAACACTGTTAGCTTGTGGAATTGATGAAAATGCAGAGGAAACAGTTATGGTTGTGCCATCAATAGAAGAAATCGTGCGGGTTTCAGTTGATCCATCTGATAAAACAACAGCTAAAGTTGCACCAGTATCATGTGTTAAATCATTTCCTTGAATAGTGCTTGCATCAACAATAATTTGTGTTGTAGATACACCTGTATTTATCCGACCACCTTTTCTTGTTCCTGATCTAACCGAGTCTGCAATTCCAATAATTGTTGCTGGTCTTACAACTACCCCAGCTTCTAGTGTTGTTGTGAAAGTAACAATCTCATTTTCTAACAAATTTGAATATAAAAACCATCTTCCAAGACGATTTGCCTGACCAATAGAAGTACAAGCAAAAGCTTTTATTGTTTTTCTAGTTGCTCCAAATTTATTTATAGCATCTAAGTTCCCTGAGGTGGAGCCAAGAGCAGTAATTTGATCAGCTTTCACCAATTCGTATTCCATTGTTTGAGTTTGATTGTCAAAATATTGAACCTCAACCTCCGTATATTTAAGTCTTGCAGATTGGTTTTGATAACTAAAACCTTGCTCAGTTACATTTGTATTGTTAAAAATGTACTGAACATCTGAAGTATTAGTAGTTGTATTTGTTGGTCTATCTTGAGAAATCTGCAAAGTACCATTGCTGTAAAATGGCATTGCGTTCATAACAGAACAAAGATCATTTATTAAGGTATAGGCATCTTGTCTTTGATTTAGAATTATATTGCAACTAAATCTAGGTTCTGTTGTGTTTGTTATTGGATCTGTTATTAAAGCACTTGCATAAGCACTTGCAGAATAAAAACTAAAAACATCTAAATTTTCTTCTTGTACTATTCCATCATCACCGCCAAAACCCTTATCTGTTGTTAAAAGGTCATACAAAATCCAAGCTGGATCAGCACACCATTCTTTGTCTGTTTTAAATGTTCCATTAAATGTATAGCTATCTGGATAAATTACCCTTCCATTTGTACTATCTATTGTTGTTCCATGCGGAACTTTAATTTTTGTCCCCTTAAGTCTATACATACGCTTTGGAAATCTTCCAAACTCTTGTGCATTAAATCTTACTGCGACATAAGCAAAACCTTGATAAGCACTTGTATCTGTATTTATTTCTGTGTAACTAAACCAGTTTGTAAGATTTTGCAATTTATCACTTGTTGCATCTTCAGTATTTCTGAAAACAGTTAATGTTAAGGGAAAACTCATTGTTTTAGAAAAAACAATTTCGTAATCTTTTAAATATGGACTTTTAGCCTTACCATCTGTAGTATTCAAAATCACAGGATTACTTACAGTGCCGTCATTTTCTGTAATTCTTATAGAGATATTCACACTGGTTCCTACAATGTCTCCATTATTTTTGATTCTCTGTAAGATTGGAAACTGTAAAGTAACTCTGACCTTATCAACATTTGTATCTGAAATTTGCCTAGATAAACCTACACTTGTTTTAACCTCGCAGTCACCTTCTTTCTTTTTACTAAGGTTAAAATCTGTATCTATTACAAAACTACTTGTAGTAGGAAGTGAGAGAATTTTTTGTGTTTGAGGATTATTTGTAAAATTTTTAAAAGAAGTTGTTGTGTTTATAACATGTACAACTTCATCAACAGCATATCCATGTGGACTACTGAAGGTAACAAGCATTTGATTTTTTTGAAGAGTGACACCGCTAACGACAAAATTATTTTTAGAAGATATAGTATAAGTTGCTGTTTGTGTAGTAGTAAAAGGAGAGTTTGTTAGAGCAACACCAACAGGGATGGTATTTTCTATCGCATTGATTTCTTGTATTGCTGTCTGATCGCTTGTACCATTTTTAAAAAATACCTCAACATTTTGAAAATTTTCTTCACCCAGAGAGTTTTGTAGTGGAGTAGAATCTAAAAAAATATTTTTTCTGAAAGTATCAGTACCAGCTCCACCTTCATCAAATATTGAATCGATTTCACCATAACCTAGTAAATCAACAACTGTTGCAAACTGTTTAGACCTTAAACCCCCATCTATTAAATCAGGATCAACAACCTTTTCATCAGGTTGGCCTCCAAATAATTGATCGTCAACTAATTTAGGCATTAGGTTATACTTTTTTTAATTTGAGCAGTATCTACACCTGAAGATATCAAAATTGACCCACTAAAAACAAGGCCATATATTATGGGTATTGGAACACCGCTAGAATTTACGTTTTGGATGCCGTTGAAAGAATATGAACCTCTTATTCTTGGGTCAATATCACTTATAGATGGTGTACCTAATGTAGGTTGTGGAGCTATCATTTCCACTACCCCACCTACAACCATAGAAACCCCGACAGTTGTTAAAGCAGTACCAAGAGTTGCTAAAAATGTACCAGCAGTAGCAGCAGCAGTTATAGCAGCACCACCACCAATTGCAGCAGCACCAATAACAAATGGTAAACCACCAGATGCAACTGGTATTATTTGTATATCACCCTGTCCAGACATTGATAAATAATCTTCTGTAATATCATTTCCACCCATTTTAATTTTATAAAATTGATCATTCATGTGTTTTTGCAAGCCTTCGAAATTCGCCATAAGAAAACTCATGGCTTGCTGTGGTGATCTAACAGCAGCTTCAAAATATGATTTACCTAAAAACTGTCTTAATTTTCCATAAACTTTTATTTTTTTAAGCTGCATATCTGTAAACTCCTCTGAGTGCTTGTTGATATTTTAGGTCGTAAGGTTCTCTGCAACTCAAAGCTTTTATATTATGATTTAATATCATGTTATCACCAATATAGATAGCTACATGATCTAAATTGCCAGTAACTGATTGAAAAAGTAATACATCAGCAATTTTTATATCATCAGTGGATTTTTGTTTTATAAAATTTAATTTCGGTAAAGCATATTCAAATTCTGGATTATTGATAAAATCTTTAATTTTTTTTGGTCGTTTCCAGTGTGGAATATCTATGTTTTTGTTTTCTTTTAGCCAGTCTGTCACGATAGACCAACAATCATATTTTCCCCAGATAAACCTTCTACCAATAAGCGAAGGTGCTTTCCATCCAGAGGGTTCAAACTGTTCCCAATGATCATGTTCAATACTGTAAATAAAATATGGAAACCCTAAATGCTCACAAGCCGCCCTGTCCGTGTCTGAAGGTGTTGCAGAACCTACAGGATGACTATGTATTACGCCAATAATTTCTCCTGTATCTTCACATTCTGCCCAATCATCAGGATCAAGTATAAAAAATTCAAATTTACCCTCTGCCAAGTTTTTACAAGGCCAAAAGGTTTCTTTACCTTTTATTATTGCCAGTAAACCACAAGCCTCATCAGGTGCTTGCTTTTTTGCATAATTTTTAAAAGAATCTTTCCAACACATTTTATCCATTTACAAAAGCACCAACACCAGCAAAATCGTCTCTTGTTACAAGTTTTTTTGGTGCGTCAACTCCAAATAAATCAAAAGACCCTACCATTTCAAATTGTACTATGTTTCTATTTTCTATAGTTTTTCGTTCAATAAAATAAACTTCTCTTGGCAATTCAGATGAAGCATCTGGTGTTCCATACGGATTTACGCTACTTGGAAAATTTGTTGCATCAAGAAACCTACTGAGAGTACGTCTGCGAGTCACTTTGGCACCTGCAAGATCAGAAAAAGCTGTTGTTTGATTTGTTAGCTGCAAAATAGCAGTTATAGTTCCAAGTAAATTAGAAAAACTTAAAGTCGGTCTAGGTAGTTTGCCTTTGCCAGTATATTTGTAACCATCTGCTTTTACAGGAATCCTTGTGTATGTATTTGACTGCCAAATTATATCTAAACTGTCTTTCATGTTATTGCCAGCATGGAATAAGTAAACAGTAGGATTTGATATTGTTGAGTTGACGTTAAATGAAACATTACCACTTGTTGATTGTGAAGTTGTACCAGTAACTGTAAAAGTATTTGTGTCAACAGTTTGAATTGTATAAACTCCATCAATACCATTACCAGAGGTAAAATTAAGACTCAAAATCAAACCAACAGAAAAACCATGTGAGTTAAGGGTAATAGTGATAGTTGATGAAGATTGACTGTATGTAGCTGTTTTTGCTGATTTTGTATAATGAACATCTGCTTTTAATTCAACAGAATATAATTCAATAATGGATTTGTTGGTAAGTTCTTGTAGTTCAGCAGTTGGTGTTGCCATTTATGGTTCAAAAACCTCCCTAAATGTAGTATTGATTATGGCTCTTTCATTGTATGGAATAGTTTTTGTCCAAGAATCACAAACATATTGTCCAGCACCAGAAAGTGTTATTGATACGTTTCCACTATTGCTTGCACTTGCCGCAGCCGTCACAGTAAAGGTATTTGAATCGGCAGATGACGCAACAGCAAAAGTACCATCTGTTGCAGATCCAGACGTATAATCAATTGTCAAAATATCTCCTATAGCAACCCCATGATTTGAAATAGTAATTGTAACAGTAGTTCCACTTTGCGAATATGTACCTGTCTTTGTAAAACCTTCTGCTGGTGGTGTAAATGTAAAACTTGCCTGATCGTTTACTCTACTTCTCAAAAAAGCTTCTATGATATCTGCCTGTGTCTCAGACACGTTGAAAGTTAAATCATAGACTTTTGGGTCTTGAGATAAAGGAAGTCCATATAAAGCCCTAAATTCATAACCATCTCCAAGCTGTGAAACTTTTACTTTTGGTCTGCTTCTTTTTCTCATCCCATAAGTGGGTGTTATTGATGGAAATGTTGCCATTATCTATTTAATAAACCCCCTGCCCTTTGTTCATCAATTATAGTTGCTTGCACAATACTGGCAATCAGTCCTCCTAGCTGATCTGCTTCAGATCCATTACCTTGTACGGAAGTACCTGACGCATCAACATTAACAGTAATCATATTATTAGTTGTATTGCCTCCACCAATAGCATTGTTTGGAATAATATTGCCACCCCTTGAACCCATCTGCAAAAGTTCTGGCCCTCTTTCTCCTACTAAGTAAGCTCCACCAGCAGATACTGGGCCGCCTCTTGCTTTTGGTGAAATGGTTAACATACCTGCTTTTAAGTCCATAGGGATGCCAGTTTGAACTGATGCTGCTTTTCCTAAGGCTTGTGAACTAGGAAGGCCACCACCACCACCACCACCCTTAGTAAATGCACTGACAAGAGCATTTCCTATAAAATTACCCAAACCAGAAACTGCTTGTTGTATTGCAACTTCTATAAGCTTACGTTTTAAATCATTCAAGACACTGATTGCTGCTTCGCCTAAAGTTTTTGTTCCCATTGCAGCGTCAGTAAGGTTTGTAACGATACCATCTTCTACACTTTTACCAATTTCCATATATTTATCTTTTAATTTTTCAGCTTGTTCTTCTTGTTTTTTTTGTGCTTCTTGAATTTTTTTATTTGCTTCATCTTGTTTTTCTTTTTCTTTTGTTATTTCTTTTTCTTTTTCGAGAACTTTGTTTCTGCCCTCAAGTAAAGCTATATCTGCATTTATTTCATCTAGTCTATTTTGTATTCCTTGTTTTGATCTACCATTTGCTTTTTTTAATCTATCTTCTAATTTTTTTCTAATTTCTTCTTGTTTTTTGAGTAATTTATTGACCTCCTCTTCTGATCCTTCATTGACTAAATCATTAAATTTTTTCTGTTCTTGTCTGTGTTTAATTATCGCAGTTGTAGCAACTCCTATAGCTGTTGCAAGTGCAACAAAAGGCAAAGCATTTAAAGCAATACTCAAACCCCCTACTGATAATGCTAATGCTTTTGTAGCAACAGAGGCAGTAGCTGAAGCTTTAGCAAACGCTATAGCACCAGCTTTGGTTGCAACGAATTTTGCTATTAAAATTGTCTTTGCGGCTGATAATAAAGTTACGGCTGCTGTGAAAGCTTTAACAGCCCCAGCAATGCCAACAAAAATTGCTGCGGTAGTTCCTATTGGTGAATTTAAAAATTCGACAGCCGCTAATGTTAAATCTGTTAAGCCTTTAACTGCTGGCATGACAACAGGATTTAATTTTTCACCGAAAGCTCTGGCTAAATCTTCAGTTGCATTTGATAAATTTTTAAACACTTGAGTTGGATCTGCGGCTACTAAAGCTTTTAGTGATGATGCACCATCTGTCTCAATTTTGCGTAATGCTCTTAAAACAACATCACTTGTTAATTTACCTTCAGATGCAAACTTTTTAAGCTCACCGACTGTTACCCCTAATTCTTCAGAAATAGGGCCTAGTAAGGTTGGTATTTGTTCAGATATACTTCTAAATTCATCGCCTTGTAATCTTCCAGAACCAAGTGCCTGTGCTAATTGTCGAAATGCGTTAGATGCTTCTATTGATGAAGCACCAGCTAATTTTGCTGCTGTATTAAATCCAAAGAAAGTGCTTTTAATATCTTCAACACCAACTCCCAAAGGTTGTAATCTTGCTGTTATATCTGTTATTCCTTCAAGTGCTTCAGTTGCACTTAGACCAAAAGCTTTCTGTGCATTAGCAGCTATCTCTTGCGACCTAGCAAAAGTGCCAGATGCTTTTGTAAGTAACTTTAAGCGGACATTTAATTTATCAAAATTTGCTGCTGTATTTACTGCCTGCCTCGCTAAAACAGTAATACCAACTCCAGCGATTGCAGTCTTTAATCCGCCAAACGACTTCTGTAATGAGTTTGTTTTATTTTGTACTCCCTGTAATGCTCTTGTCGCATTAGTGGCATCTACAGTAAGTTTTACATTCGCCTGTGCCACAAATAAAAAAAGCCTTTATTATATATTACCTTGAATTGTGTTTTTGTCGTTGCATAGCTTTTCTTTCCTCGTCAAATTTATTTTCATAATATCCAGCCCAATATATAAACTCTTCCTGAGTAATTGATTTTCTTAACTCTTGTATTGTTTTACCAAGTTCTGTTGCTAGGAAAAACTCGAAATGTAACCAGTTATCCCCATTTAAGCTTTTTTTGCTGTATCTACATCAAGTTTTATATCAAACAAAAATAATTCTATTTCATTTAACACATTCTCTGGCAATTCTCTTTGTAAGTTTGGTGCATCTGCAAGGGCAAAAGCTTTTGTGCCATCTTCTAGCTCTGCCATTTGACAAAGAAGTTGAGTTGACACTGTAAGAGCCTCATCAGTGCCAGCTACACTTTGTGCCCTTTGCCTATCAAATCTTGTTAACGGCTTAAAATATAAATCAACTACCTTTTCACCTTTAGCATTTTTGAACTCATATTTCCTCCTAGTGGACATCTGATCCCCATAGGACTCAGTAATGAGATCAATAGTTCTTTTGTTTGGCATAAATTAAGTGCGAAGTATTTTTAATTTACTATATATCTGAAGTTATTGCACCTGTTGTCTGGAAAGTAATGTTGATAAGCTGTATCTCACCAAGAGTTGCTCCATATTCAGCATTAGTAATTATTCCAGAAAAACCAAATTTTTTGGAACTTGCTGAACTATCAGGAAACAATTCAAACAATGCGTCACCAGCATCACCTGTTGTTAAAATATCCTCAACAAATGATAAGTAGTCACTGTTACCAGCGTTGTCATAGATTAATTCTGCTGAACCTTCACCAGCAATAAGACCACCAACAAAAGTTTTTGATGTATCTCCCATGACTGTGGTTTCTTGGGTGTCTTTAGTTATTGATAAAGACCAGTTTCTAAGACCTGATATATCAGCTTCTGTTCCAGCAGCATTATGGAACATAATTTTACCGACATCACCTTTTACAGCAGCCATAACAAAAAAAAGAAATATTTATAAATATATTAACTCTTTTCAGACTTTTTTACATCTTTTTTAGATTTTTGTTGACTCTCCATATATCTTTTGCAATTAGGATCCCAGTAGTTTGCGTCTCTTACACCTTTAACAGCTTCGATAGCGTCAAGCATTTCTTCAGTGATAACAAGTTTTGGCATAATTAAAGATCCTCGTAAATGTTGAAAGTAATTCTAATTTGTGTTTGAAACTTACCTTCTGGACTTGATGCAAGTATTTCAGGCCCAACAGGTGAATCAAAAATTACATTAGATACAGTCACTCTATTGTATAAGTCTCTAAGCCTTTTGCAAATTGTAAAGTTAGACCCTGCCCCCAAACCTTCCTCAGTAAAAACATTCAAAAGAACTAAACCAACAACATTATTATCTGAATCAGTTGTCCCTCCCATTGTTAAATACTCACCAGCACCAAAGCTTGTGATGCACTGAACAAAAGTATCTTCTGCTGTTGAGTCAAAGGTCATGTTATTGAATACAACAGGGATAGCTGGGCTTGAAGCAAGCTCTGTGGCTAACCTAGCCTCTATCGTGGATCTAACAGTGTTTAAATCTGTAGCAGCCATTAAATACCTCTTTTAATTCTTTCATACTCTTTTCTGGCATATTGTTCAAGCTCTTTTCCAATAAGTTCTGGAAAACCAGCAACAGTTTTCTGTCTTGTTCTATAAACTCCACCCCATGATGGTGGCAAGTTAACGCCAAAACAAACAGGCTCTGCATAAACAACATTATTGGTCACTGTGCCTTCAAGTGGCTTTATATCAGTTTGCCAAGCTGCCCTCAACCTTCCAGTGTCAACAGGTGTTGCATTTTTTACCCTAAGTGTCCATTGCAAAGTGGTTGCAGCAACTAAATCCTCTACTGCCTCTCTCATAACATCATCTATTTGATCAAGCCTTATTTTTCTTGTCATCTTTACCTCAAGATAAGATCAAAACTTACAGCAGTATTATTCTGCTCATTTATAACAACTTGAACAATTTTAAATTCAACATTACTTATAACAACTCTATCTTTTGTTGTAGGAACAAAAGTAAGATCCCCAGCAGATATAGTAAGCATTTTATCCTGTGATTCAATCAAATCATTTACTTGATTTCTTGAAACATTACTTAATGCACCTTTGATAGTTGTATCAGATGTAGATTCTGAAATAGCTCCAGTAGTGGTATTGTATGCCCCTGCTGTAACCTGTCTGATAGTTACATCACCACCAAGCTTTTTAAGTGAAGCACTAGCAGCCTTTTTTAGTGCATTAGCAAGACTCATAATGAATAAGCTATAACTTGACCACTTGCAAGAGTGATGCTTGTGATAACACCTTCAACTTCTGTTGATGCTTTCATTGTGATGCCGTTGATAGTTGATGAACCATTTTCTGTTAAGTTCTCAGCTACAAAAGTCGCTTCAGCATCTGCTAAACAATGCACCTTACCAAATCTGCCTGTATGAGTTGCAGTATTTGTAATAATTAACCCTGCTGGGTATTGGTAGCCGTAGTTCACTTTAAGACCTCTTGATTGATAAGT